AAAATTTTTAGATATACATTTATTTTAGTAAAGCCGGTTTAAAGGTTAAAATAAAGTATGTTTAAGAATTCTATTCTTAAAACATTAAAAGTTAAGGTTCGTAGTTTGGTTAGTAAGTTTGTTAGTAGTGTTCCGTATGTTTCGTATAATGGTGTTAGTAATGATGGTTTGTTTAGAAACAATGTTTTTGTGAAAGCAAAAGCTTTGGGTCCTTCTGAACATACTATCAACAGTAAAAATTATAATCCTCCTCAAAGAGATGGTGCTAAAATTTCTAAATTCCCGTTTGCTAATCCTTATGGTAAAATTAAATATAATGCAGCGGATTTTCTTCCAATTCATAAACAATTTGAAGAGAAGATTACAGCAGCTTGGCACGTTAATGATTTTGGACCTATTTGTTACGCAGATAATGTGTGGAACGAATGGCAATCCTTAAAAAGTCGAGTGACTGTTGACACACCACCTATTGATGAGGAATTTATGAAGGACTTTAGAAATGATGTTCTTCAAAATCACAAGTTACTAATTCCTGGGATGGCTAATATTAAGTCTACTGATATTATAACTTTAGATATGATTAAGAAAATACCTGAAAAGTTTAAATCTATGGATTTATCTTACGACGGTTTACGCTTGGAGCAGAGTATTTATTTAGCTCGGTCAAATGCTTCCAATGCTGTTAAATCTGTTTTATGTAAGAAAATGAAAGAGTCGAATTCATTAGGTATTACTGAACAATCTTATTTATCTCATGCACAATGTCTTAAATGGACTCAGCGCTCCAGTTTTTTGAAAATGGAGAATTTACTTTATAGAACTAATGCTGGTCTTAAAGATAAAACTGGTAGGTTTATTTCTGGGGGTCAAGCAGAGTATATTGCTCTAATTGGTCCTTGGTTTATGGCTTGTCAAGATCGCCTAAAAAAGCTTGGTCAAAAGAGTTTTTTATTTCTTTTTCTAGTGGTAAAACTAATGAAGAAATAGGTGAAATGTGTGAGAATTTACAAGATTGCATATTTGAAGATGATATTAGTTTATTTGATGTTAGTGTATCTAAAGAACTACTTAATCTAGAGTATCAACTATTTAAACGTTGGGGTGCTCCTCGTGCTATATTGGCTCTTGTTAAAGCTAGTATGAGTACAAGAGGTAGAACCAAGCATGGGTTTAGATATGCTGTTAAGGCTACTAGAAAAAGTGGTGATCC